AGCCCTTTATCTACAAGGAGATGACGATGGACGATGCTAATGAGGCGATGACCGTTCCACAGAAAGAACAAAACGCAGGGGTCGCCCTGTTGCTAGAACGCATGAAAACAAATCCTGAGGAGTTTACTGAACACGGGAAGTGGGGCAGTTTAATCCATTCCCACAAGATGTTTTTAAGCGAAGAAGACTGTAAAGCTCTTGATGCTGGCATAAACGCTTTGATGCAACAACACTTTACTGAGAAGGTATTGGAGGAACTTGTCGACCCAAAGTCCATGAGCCACAACGACTACAACCCTCTGAAAGATATTCGTTTGGGTGGAGCGACCCAAGGGGGGTTTTTGGGAGTCCGTAATACTGGTGCGGTGACGGGGACAATTAGCACAGGGGGAACATGGGGGACTAGTTCCATAGCCCTTGAAACACAGCACATGGAAGCCCATAAAGCATACCTAGAAAAACTTGTAAAAGAAGCTGGGATAAAAAACCACCAAACCCTGTTTGGCAAACTTAAAAATTACATAAGCGCAGACTGACATGAGTTGGACTAAGACCTTCGAGCAAGACTTGCACGACAAGTATGATGCACCTGCCAAAGAAGCGGTTGCTAAATATTTGGCTACGCTTGGCTACGAAATCCTACCAAATCCTGACAAATATGGTGTAGACCTGCTTGTGCTTCACAACGGCATCGGCATAGGGGTTATTGAGGTTGAGGTTCGTAGCTGGAGTCCTATCTGCCCATTTCCTACCATTCACGTGCCCTCTAGGAAAACCAAGTTTTTTAATGGTAATTCCCTGTTTTTTGCTTTAACCCAAGATATGCAACACGCTTACTGGATTGAGGCTAAGGACATACTTAATCACCCGATGAAAGAAGTGCGCAATATAAAAGTCACAAGTGGTGAATTGTTTTACGACGTGCCGACTGCCGAGTTTAATTTTGTGGGGTTAGTATGAACGCAAATGAAATAGCTGATAAATTAGAGCAAGGTCATTGGGAAGGTGGCACAAGAGAACAAGCAGCCACCATGCTACGCCAGCAACAAGCTGAATACTATTCTTTACTTGTTAATCACGACAAACTTTATGCAAAAGTAGTAGAGCAACAAGCTGAAATAGAGGTGTTAAAAGCTGAGTTAAGGCTAATTGATGAATTAGTAACTGGAAAGGCACAAAATGAACAATGAACCAGTAGCGTGGAGAAGCAAAGATACAGATGGGCATTGGAATATTTACCAAGCACCAGTAAAAGGCGCAGAACCACTCTACACCCATCCCAGCAAAGACCTAACAGATGAGGAAATAATTGAAATTTGGAGTGGCATGGAAACTGACACAGGCGAACAAAACATTATTTTTGCTAGAGCAATACTAAGAAAGGCACAGGAAAAATGACTAAATACGACTTTATGGTGTCGGGTGATGCAGAAGATTGGACTGAAGAAGAAAAGCAGTTAGTCATCAAACGGCATGAGCAACGTGAAAAATATCTTAGGAAAAACTGGGAAGGAAAGAAGGTGGAAATTGTCGGTAATTTCTTTGCCATTAAAACAGAAAAGGCACAAGAGAAATGAGTATTTATGAAAAAGCAAACAAGATAGATGAACTACAAACCAACATAGCGTGTGTAAAGCATGTGTTGGAATTGATTGCACAAGACTTACAAGACCCACATAGCGGTGCGGTATGGGCATGCCACGACATGCTAAAAAGATACACGGAAGAACTAGAACTAATCGTTAATGACTTGATGGATGATGTGCAAGAAATGCGTGATATTCGTGCCAAGTTAGAAGCATTAAAAGCATTAAAAGAGAAAGCTACAAAAAAGAAATGAATATTTTAACCCTCGACTTTGAGACCTATTACGCACAGGACTTTAGTTTGTCGAAGCTGACGACTGAAGAGTATGTGCGTGATGATCGCTTTGAGGTTATTGGTGTATCTATAAAGGAGAATGATGATGAAACAAAATGGTTTAGCGGTTCTCACGAAGAGCTATTGGCTTTCTTGCATAACTACGACTGGAGTAGTTCTTTTGCTCTTGCCCATAATGCTATGTTTGACTCAGCTATTTTGTCTTGGCGGTTTGGTATTCAACCAATGGCTTGGCTGGACACGCTTAGCATGGCTCGTTCGACAGATGGTTTGGAAGCTGGAAACTCCCTTGCTAAACTTGTTGAGCGTTATAACTTGGGACGAAAAGGGACAGAAGTATTACAAGCGATCAACAAGCGGCGTGCGGATTTTAGCGTCGATGATCTTAGCGCATACGGTGGATATTGTAATAACGATGTGGAGCTAACGTATAGCTTATTTAATACACTACTGCATAGGTTTAGCCTCTCAGAGCTAAAGCTAATTAGCCTAACCATCAAAATGTTTTCAGAGCCGACTCTATTTTTAGACACGGCGCTACTTGAACAACATCTGATGCAAGTTAAAGCCAGGAAAGAAAAGTTACTTGATGCTTGCGTAGCAGACAAGGATACCCTAATGTCCAATCCGAAGTTAGCAGAACTACTAATATCGCTGGGTGTTGAACCACCAATGAAAATAAGTCAAGCTAATGGAAAGGAAACATATGCTTTTGCAAAATCTGATGAGGGTTTTAAAGCGCTGGCAGAACATCCTGATGAAAGAGTTCAGGCGGTTGTTGCTGCTCGCTTGGGCACAAAGTCTACCCTTGAAGAAACAAGAACGGAAAGATTTATTAGTATATCTAAACGAGGGCGTATGCCAGTACCGCTTAGATATTATGCCGCCCATACAGGGCGTTGGGGTGGTGACGATAAGCTTAACCTTCAAAACCTCCCAAGAAAATCGCTTTTAAAGGAGGCAATAATTGCGCCTGACGGATACACACTCATTGATGCTGACTCTTCTCAAATTGAAGCTCGTATCGTTGCATGGCTCTCGAATCAAAACGATTTGGTCAAAGCCTTTGAAAGGAAAGAAGATGTATACAAAATCATGGCATCGTCTATCTACAATAAGACAGAAGATGAAATCGATTCGGGAGAAAGGTTCGTGGGTAAGACGACAATCCTCGGTGCGGGGTATGGCATGGGCGCTACCAAGTTTGGGATACAACTCAGAACTTTTGGCGTGGAAATCCCTGATGCGGAGGCGGCTAGGGTTATCGAAGTCTATCGATCTAGATACCCTTTCATTCCCCGACTGTGGCAAGAAGCTGGTAGTGCCCTTGAAGCGCTCAGAACTAAAAAAACTTGTCAAGTGGGGCATCAAGCGCAAGCACTTACCGTTACGGAGCATGGTTTTTTACTCCCAAGTGGTCTTTTCCTCAACTACGCAGATCTTCAACGAGATAACGACGGTCAGTACTCTTATGCATCCCGACGTGGTCGGATAAAGATTTATGGTGGGAAAGTAGTAGAGAATGTGTGCCAAGCCCTAGCAAGGTGTGTAATCGGGGAGCAAATGCTTCGTATAGCCAAGCGTTACAAGGTAGTCTTAACCGTACACGATGCGGTGATGGCTGTCGTCCCCGAAGATGAAACTAAGTCTGCAATGCTGTATATTGATGAGTGTATGAAATGGAGACCAAAGTGGGCTCAAGAACTCCCTTTGGCTTGCGAACTTGGTGTAGGTAAATCCTACGGTGATTGCAGTAAGAAAAAGGCTATTGAAGAATGGGAACTATAGAGTATTCAAGTATGTATTTAGAAGCGATGAAAGAAATCAAAATGGCACATGAAGCACTAATAAAAAGAAATTATCAGTCAGCATACGAACATTGTTTAAATGCTCAGGCAGAGATGCGCTTGATGTCAGGTGCGGTTAAAAGCTGGGTTGAGACAAACGAATGAGTTTTACTTGGTCGTATTCATCACTAGGCTTGTTCCAGCAATGCCCCCGCAAATACTATCGCCTGCGAGTATTAAAGGATATTGTTGAGCCCGAAGCCGAGCATCTTACTTACGGGAAGCTGGTGCATGAAGCGGCTGAGTTGCACATTAAAGACGGAACACCGGTACCCGAGAAATACTCATTCCTTTCTCCAGTATTGGATGTACTAAAAGCAATACCAGGTGAGAAGCATTGTGAATACAAAATGGGTTTGACTCAAGACTTAAAACCATGCGGCTTTTTTGACCCCAATGTCTGGTACAGAGGCATTGCCGACCTAATTATTATTGAGGATAACCTTGCCCATATTATTGATTACAAAACAGGTAAGTCTGCGCAATACGCCGACACTAAACAACTTGAGCTTATGGCGCTATGTGTATTTAAACACTTCCCGCAGGTTGAGCGTGTTAAAGCAGGTTTGGCGTTTGTGGTGTGCGAGGAATTCGTCAAGGCTAAATATAGTAAAGAAGAAGCACCACAGAAATGGATTACTTGGTTGCAGGAAATAGACAAAATGGAAGCGGCTCATGCTAATGATGTATGGAATGCTAAGCCTAACTTTACTTGCAGGAAGTTCTGCCCAGTAAAAGACTGCGAACATAATGAAAAAGGGCATTGGAAATGAACGAGAATGATTTAAGGGATTGCTTTGCGATGTTTGCTTTGAACGGCTTACTGCATGATATTAAGGGGATTTACGAACCACAACAAATGGAAAAACTAACATTTCTTGCATATCAAACCGCAGATGCCATGCTTGAAGCACGCAAAGCTGAACCCGAACAAGAAGTAGGAATCGTTGCGGTTAAATCAAGGAGAAAAAAGAATGACTAAAGGATATATTTTATTGGCGGTGTTACTTGTAGCCCTAGTGCTTTCGCAATGCGTATTTGCCTGCGACATTGTTACTATCGTTAAACCTGATGGCTCTATTACTAATTGCACAATATGCGGATCAGTCGTCAACTGTTTATAGAAATTATTGATGACGTACTTCGCCGACTACCAAACAAAAAGCCAGGGATAAAACCATATGAAGTGTGGAACGCTATACCAACTTTTCGACGAATCAGGCGAGTTAATGCGTACGGTAAGTCGAAAGGAAGAAGCACTCGCAGTAGTATCACTAAGGAATGGCTGGAGTTACAAAAGAACAGCCGTAGAAAAACCTAAATTTGAATTTGAGGAGGCATTATTTTGAACTTTACAGAAGATTGGTTTAGCCACAACATCGGTAACTTTGAATCTTGCATGGCACGATTGCCTGAAAAGAAATTATTTTTAGAAATAGGTGCTTTTGAGGGCCGTGCTACTTGCTGGCTATTACAAAATGGGTTATCAGATAAAGGTAGCATTGTTTGTGTTGACCCGTTTAGCGGTAGCGTTGAACATGGTGGCATAGACTTCCAAGCGGTTGAGACTAGGTTTTGGAGTAATACCAACTTAGCTAAAAGAACATCAGGGCAAACAGTATCTTTGATGCGTATGGAATCGTATGAAGCATTAGCCGAAATGATTGGGTTTGGATATGCGTTTGACTTTATTTATGTGGACGGTAGCCACGCTCCTGATGTCGCTCTTACTGATGCTTGTATGGCATGGGGGATATTAAAAGTAGGCGGTGTAATGCTCTTTGATGATTACCAGTATCCACACGAAGACACTAAAAAAGGTATCGATGCTTTTTTATCAGCCTTTGAAGGTCAATATGATTTAGTGTTTTCTAACTACCAACTGGCGGTGCAAAAGAAATGAAACGCTTAGCAGTTATAACGCCGACTATTGCTACTGACTATTTGCCACAGGCTATGCACAGCGTAGGTATGGATGCCGAGCATTGGATTGTAGTTGATGGTGTTGCTTATGCACAAAGAGCAGTAAGTATGATTCAAGCCCACCCATATAATCAAAAGCTAATTGTTCTTCCTGAGAATACTGGCACACCAACACAAGGCTTTAATGGTTTACCCTATACAGGGTTCTTTAATGGCTATCGTATCAATGCAGCTCTACCTTTGCTAACTAATGCCGACTACATTATGTTCTTGGATGAAGATAACTGGTTTGAGCCTGAGCATATACCGTCTATGGTTAAAGCACTAGAAAATAATAACTGGGATTGGTGTTATTCATTGCGCCGTATTGTAGACAAAGAAGGCAATTTTTTATTTGATGATAACTGCGATAGCTTAGGGAAAACCCCTAGCTACCATGTGGGTAGCGGATGCTTTGTGGATATGAACTGTTATTTATTCAAGAATTGTGTGATTAGTCAGATAGCCCATAAAATGTTTGACTTAGTTCGTACATATGACGGTGATAAAAATCTATATAAAGAAGCCAGTAGTCGATACCCTAACTTTGGCTGCACGGATTTGCATACAGTAAACTACCGCATGACAAAGCCAAACCAAGAGCAATTTTATTTAAAAGGAAATGAATTATATGGGAAATAATAAATCTTTATTTATTGCCACCCCCATGTATGGTGGGTTATGTAACGGATCATATACATTAGGTATGCTTCTCATGCCTGGTGCGCTTGGTAGCGCAGGGATTGGTATGCAGTATGCCCATATGATGAATGAATCTTTAATTACTCGTGCCCGCAATAATCTAGCTCATGACTTTATGAATACTGATTGCACACATCTAATGTTTATTGATGCAGATATTGGATTTAACCCACAAGATATTATTCCTATGGTTCACGCCGACAAAGATATTATTTGCGGTATGTATCCTAAAAAAGAAATTAACTGGGTTCAAGTAGAAGCTGCGGTTAAAGCAGGTGTTCCTACAGAAAAACTTAAAGATCATACAGGTATCTTTGTAGTTAATGCTGTTAACTATGAAAAAGAAATTGCGGCAAACATTTCCGACGTTGTTGAAATTGCAAATGGTGGTACAGGATTTATGTTAATTAAACGTGAAGTACTTGAAGGCTTAGCAGATAAGGTACCTGAGTATATTAACGATATGTTTGCAGTTACCGATGACCAAACACAGAAAAAAGTAATTAAAGAATACTTTGCTACCAGCATTGATACTACTTCGGGTAATCGTTTGTTGTCGGAAGATTATCACTTCTGCAAGATTGCTAGAGAAGCAGGCTATAGAATTTGGGCGGCTCCGTGGGCGCAGTTATCCCATACTGGGTCATATGTATTTAGCGGTTACTTACCAAGAGTTTAATTATGGCGACTAATGACCTAGAGTTTTGTACGGAACATAGTAGGGCTTTTCCTAGAGGACAAAAGTGCCTTATGTGTTATCCCGAAACTAACCAAAAGCATGATATGGTTAATCATCCCAAGCATTACACCAGCCATCCAAGCGGGGTTGAATGTATTCAGATTACTGAACATATGGGGTTCAATCTAGGTAATGCCATGAAATACATATGGCGTGCTGATGAAAAAGGCAATGATGTAGAAGATCTACGCAAGGCAGTCTGGTACGTAAACCGTGAAATAGCTAAGAGGATTAAATGAACGAGCCTATTCCATTTGCTGGTTGGGTTAACTCTGACCCCCCTAATAAAGCCGAAATCGAGGGTATTTTAAAGGATATGCTTGGTGACGACCCCCAAAGTGGAATAAAATATATAGTATTGACCGATGGTTCGGTCTACTATTTCCGCAAAGAAGGAGACCGATATGCCCTATGTGAACAAGCCAAGACCATATAAACATGAATATGAAATGTATGACGGTACGCCAGCAGTTAAAAAGAAACGTGCCGAGCGTAATAAAGCTCGCCGTATTATGGAAAAAGCTGGGCTGGCTCACAAAGGAGACGGCAAAGATGTCGACCATAAAACACCGTTATCTAAAGGTGGCAAAACAGTTAAGTCCAATCTTAGAGTAGAAGCAGCTAGTGCAAACCGATCGTATTCTCGTAATTCAGACCATACAGTAAAACGGAACAAACCTAAAAATGGAAATAGTAGATAACAAAGCCATTGTAATAACTACCCGTAGACCAAACTTAATAACTGAATGCATACCTAAAAGTGAAGTAATTGATACGGATGGTGACCTGCACAAGGTTGCCATTCATTGGGGTTTAGAAGAAGCACAAACCCTTAATAAGCTGAAGATAAAAAACATACCTTCGCCTATTAACAAAGAATACAAGTGGCCTGGGCTATTTAAACCTATGGCTCACCAAAAAGAAACAGCCAGTTTTTTAACGCTAAATCAACGTGCATTTTGTTTTAATGAACAAGGTACTGGTAAGACAGCATCTGCTATATGGGCAGCAGATTATTTAATGGAAACAAACCGTATTGGTCGTGTGCTTATTATCTGCCCGCTATCTATTATGCAGTCAGCTTGGCAAGCAGATTTATTTAAGTTTGTTATGCATCGTAAAGTTGCTGTAGCTTATGGCGATAGGCTAAAACGTAAAGCTATTATTGATAGCGATGCACAGTTTGTAATTATTAATTATGACGGCGTTGAAATCGTAGCCGACGATATTGCAAGAAACAATTTTGATTTAATTATTATTGACGAAGCTAATGCGTATAAGACTATAAGCACCCAGCGTTGGAAAACCCTTAACCATATCATAACCCCACGTACCTGGCTATGGATGATGACTGGTACACCAGCAGCACAAAGTCCTACTGATGCGTTTGGCTTGGCTAAGATGTGCGTGCCCGACAATGTGCCTAGATTCTTTGGCTCGTTCAGAGATCAGACTATGGTTAATGTTAGCAAGTACCGATGGCTACCTAAACCTGACGCTCAGCAAACTGTATTTAATGCACTCCAACCCGCAATCAGATTTGAAAAGAAAGATTGCCTAGACCTACCAGAGGTGACACATGTTTTCAGGGACGCCCCCCTTACTCCGCAACAGGAGAAATATTATAAACTCCTCAAAAAAGAAATGCTCATGGTTGCAGACGGGGAAGAAGTCAGTACCGTTAATGCTGCTATTAACCTTAATAAACTCCTTCAAATTTCTGGTGGGGCTGTCTATTCTGACACTGGTGCTGTTGTTGAATTTGACGTGTCTAATCGCCTACGAGTTATCGAGGAAGTTATCGAAGAAGCTAGTCACAAAGTGCTTGTCTTTGTGCCATTCACGCATACAATAGAACTACTCAGTGCGCATTTGAGAGGGGTAGGTATTACCTGCGAGGTTATAAATGGGGCTGTTCCCGTAAATAAACGAACTGAAATTTTCAAGAAATTTCAAGAAGAAACCGAACCACGTGTACTTCTCATACAACCTCAAGCGGCTTCACACGGAGTCACACTAACAGCAGCAGATACCATTATTTGGTATGCACCGGTAACATCTATTGAAACCTACTTGCAAGCTAATGCTCGTATTGATCGGCAGGGGCAAAAGAATAAGATGACTATTGTGCATATTAAGGGTAGTCCCGTAGAGACAAAGTTGTATCATATGTTGCAGAATAAGCTTGATGTTCATGAGAAAATAATTGACTTATATAAACAAGAAGTAGTTGACATAGTAAAGTAGTTGTTGTAGTATTAATCATCGGACAAAGATCCGAGATAATTTAAGGAAAACGAAATGACACAAGATACCGAACTGGTAGATCAACCCGTCACCAATATAGACAAGTTGGTCGAAGTGTATATCAAGATTCGTGATGCACGTGATGAAGTGCGTCGTGAACTCGAAGCCAAAGAAGCTGACTTAAATGAGCAGCTAGAAATTATATCCCAGCAGATACTTGAAGTTTGCAAGCAGACTGGTGCCGACAGTATTAAGACACAACATGGCACAGCTATGCGAGGCGTCAAGTCACGCTTTTGGACTAACGATTGGGAAAAGTTTTACGAGTTCTTGTTTGAACAGAAAACACCCGAATTGTTAGAGAGAAGAATTCACCAAACCAACATGAAGCAATTCTTGGAGGAGAATCCGGACAAGCATCCCGCCGGTCTAAATGTGGAACGCACATACGCTATCACTGTAAGGAGAAGCAAATGAGTAACGTCGCCTTGTTTAACCAAAATCTACCCGACTATCTTAAAGAAGTCGAACTTGATGATGTAACTAAAGCCCTATCGGGTGGTGGTGAAAGTCAAACCAAACGCATTGCGCTTGGACCAAATAAGTTCGTACTAAAAGTAAATGGTGCGGAGATTTCAAAAACCAATACCAATAAGCTGGAAGTTGTAATTGTCAATGCTTCCAAGCATATTTCTAGAACCTTCTACGCAAAAGCATGGGATCCAAAGGGCGATATCGCTCCTCCTGATTGCTGGTCTAACGACGGCGAAAAGCCCGATGCTTCTATTAAAGAGCCACAAGCTTCGTCATGCACGGGATGTCCACAAGACATTAATGGTTCCGGTCAAGGTAATACTAAAGCCTGCCGTAAGAACCGTCGTATTGCAGTAGCTTTGGCTTCTGATTTAGGTGGTGATGTTTATCAAATGACATTGCAATCCAAATCGATTTTTTACGATATGAAAGACCCTGGCGATTTAGATCACATGCCATTTAACCAATACGCTAAGTACGTTGGCTCACAAGGTTACAACTTAATTAACTTGGTTACTGAGATGCGGTTTGACGAAGACTCAACAGTCGGTAAGTTGTTCTTCCGCCCAGTACGTTTCTTGGAAAAGCACGAATGGGAACAAGCTGTTAAGTTAAGCGAAACCCCAGCAGCTAGAAACGCTATTGCTATGACAGTCGCACAAACGGATGGTGTTAAGAAATTAGCTGCGCCTGTTGCAGCAGCACCAAAGGCGGAAGCTGAAGCTATTCCTGAGCCTAAAAAGCGGGAAGAAAAGAAAGCCGAGCCGACACCTAAGCGTGACTTAAAAGCCGTGATGAGCGGTTGGTCTACTGACGATTCCGAATGAGTCTAAGAGGCTACAGCTATCGCTTGGTCAAAGCAGTTCAAGCTGCTAATCCTGATTTAGTTGGGGTTCAGCTTGGACGGCATTGCATAGCTAACGATATACCAGTATGGGAAATTGCTGAGCAATTCAGTGTTTCCCGTATGTCGGTGTATAGCTGGTTTACTGGGGCTTCAAAACCCCATCCACGCAAAGCTGAATTAATACGCAAGTTTTTATTGAAGTAAGTCTACGGGGGCAGCTAGCTTGACGGAGCGAATCGGGATATTGCCGGATCCCTTGCTGCCCTTTTCTTTTCGGTTCTGAGGTTATATGGCAACAACAGATCTACTGACGCAGGTACTAGCACCGGAAGGTGAAGGGTACTACTGCATAGTCGGTTTACGGCAAGACGATGGAAGGCCTAAGCAAACCTTTCATGCAACCATTGCAGAAACTGCTACAAAGATTGACGAGCTATTGCAAGAGCAGTGCAATGTGTACTTTGCTTGCGCCAAATATAAAGACCCCAAAGAGGGGCGTATTCAGCCTAACGGCGACATAATTAAAGCTTTTTGGATTGACGTCGATTGTGGCTTGGGCAAGCCATATGCAGATCAAGCTGAGGGCTTATCGGCCCTCAAGGAGTTCTGTGCAAAGGTGCGCCTACCTTTGCCGACGATAGTCAATTCAGGTCGTGGTATTCATGCATACTGGAGATTAACAACTGTAGTCGACCGGCTACAATGGAAGCCCGTTGCCGAGCGCCTTAAAGCTTTATGTGAAGAGCATGAATTTTTTGCAGACCCAACACGCACTGCCGACAATGCATCTATCCTGCGTGTACCTGAGACGTTTAACTTTAAAGACGAAGAAGGTTTGCCTGTAGAAATATTAGCAGTTGCGCCCGAGCTTGAATACGAAGCAATCAAGTCTGTAATTGGTGTATTGATTGCGCCAGACTGGGTGCCCAAAAAACTAGATGAAGTAACTAAGTCTTTATTGGGTAACAAGCAAAGCCGCTTTAAAACCATCATGCTAAAGACCATGAATGGCAAAGGGTGCGCCCAGCTTGAAAACATTGTTTTAAATCAAGATAGTATTGAAGAACCATTATGGAGGGCAGGCCTGTCAATAGCAGCGCACTGCATAGACAGAGATGAAGCTATTCATAAAATATCGATGGGCCACCCGGAATACTCTCCGGGGACGACGGAGAAAAAAGCTGCCCAGACTAAAGGTCCTTATACCTGCGAGACATTTCAAAAAATTAACCCTTCGGGATGTAACGAATGCCCAAATAAGGGACAGATATCAAGTCCGATACAGCTTGGATCGGAAATCGTGGCTGCAGAGGAAAGTATCGTCGTGGAAACGGCGGAGGATGGCACCCAAGAGGTCTTCGATATTCCTGAATATCCATTTCCGTACTTCCGTGGTAAAAATGGCGGCGTCTACGTAAGGATACAAACAGACGAAGATGGAGAAGATGCAATCAATATATACGAGCATGACTTCTATATAGTCAAGCGTTTGTATGATCCAGCTAAAGGCGAGTCATTATTGTTTAGATTGCACCTACCAAGAGACGGTGTAAAAGAATTTGCTATGGCAGCAACTGACGTAATGTCGTTAGAGTTATTAAAAGGGCGCTTAGGATTTCACGGCGTACTTGGCGGCAAAAAACAAATGGAAGCAGTTATGGCGTATGTCATTACATCCGCTAAAAATTTACAACATAAAATGGAGTTAGAAATTATGCGTAACCAATTCGGCTGGGCCGACAAAGACACAAAATTTATTATAGGTGAACAAGAAATATCTGCAGATAAAGTAGCATATAGCCCACCATCTACTGTAACTGGATCTTTATCAGACCATTTAAAACCGACAGGCGATTTTGACGCTTGGAAGAAAACTGTTAAGGTTTACGATACCCCCGGCTTTGAGCCACATGCGTTTGGTTTCTTTACTGCGTTTGGCGCACCGCTACTTAAACATTTAAACTTTAAGGGCGGCATCATTAACTTGATTAACAATACATCAGGTACTGGTAAGTCTACTATTCTTAAGATGTGCAACAGCGTATGGGGCCATCCGGAAGAGCTTATGCTTCAATGGAAGGATACAATGAATTCAATCATCCATCGTATGGGTGTAATGAATAACCTGCCTGTAACGATTGACGAAGTTACCAAGTTATCTGGTGACCACTTTTCTGACTTAGCTTATAGCGCATCGCAAGGTCGTGGTAAAAACCGCATGCAGCAGCACTCAAATGCTGAGCGTATTAATGCTACCAAGTGGGCAACGATTGTGTTATGTAGTTCTAACGCTTCTTTCTACGATAAGCTGTCTACCCTTAAATCTACACCCGATGGCGAGTTTATGCGTCTGTTGGAATACAAGATTGATTTAACTGGCAACCTTACTAAAGAAGAAGCCGATACCATATTTAACCGCTTATATGACAACTATGGTCATGCCGGTGTTGAGTATGCTAAGTATTTGGTAAGCGACCTAGAGTCAGCCATTGACCTAGTCATGCAAGTTCAGCAAAAGCTAGACAAAGCTGTCGGCCTTACAAATAGAGAACGTTTCTGGTCGGCTATCTGCGCATGTAATATTGCCGGTGCTTTAATTGCTAAAGATTTAGGCATTATTGACTTTGATATCAAGCGTGTATATGACTGGATTATTAAAGAGCTCAAAGTAATGCGCACTGAGGTTAAGGCTCCAGCAGCTACCCAAGCTAGCGTGATTGGTGAGTTTATGAATTCGCACCGTGCTGCAGTATTAGTCATTAATGGTGAAGCCGACAAGCGCTCGGGCATGGAACAGCTACCTATTCTTGAGCCTAAATTTAATGATTTGTTTGTTCGGATTGAGCCAGACAATAAACACATTTACATTAATGCTAAGCAGCTACGTAAGTATTGTTCTGATAATCAGATTACTTTAAAAGATGTATTGGCTAGTTTACAGGCCGACAAAGCCTATATTGGAAAGGTCAACAAACGTCTTGGTAAAGGTACAAAGATTGCTTCAGCTACTGTAGAAGCATTTTTATTTAATATGGATAACCCGCACTTCCAAGAGACAGACCATTTCATTGAAGAAGCTAAAACCGCAATAGTAGATGTTGATTCACGGACTGGACTTCCGAGTTAATTGGAAGAATTTTGTGGTGGGTTCCTCCTTTTTTATCCCATGCTTGGATACAGAGGAGGCCTTATCCACAATCTTAAAGACTACAAAACGCCTAGGATATATAGTAAAAGCTAGGGTTGTAGTGGAAAAAGGTATAGGGGGCTTGCGTATTTGGAGGATTAAGTAGTATTATTACCACGTAGTTCCTCCTTGGACTACTCGTTCGTTTTCCTTCGGATACTTCCGTTTACCCCACCCTAGCGGTGGGGTTTTTTATTCTTCAGTATCGGCGTAAGCACCCATCTTACTCAATCTGTGCGCCAGTTTAGGATCAAGAGTTACTCCACCCATGCGATTAGCTAGGCGACGTTGCTTAATTCTAGTCTGTGCAGACTCTTGCAATAGTTCTCTTGTAATGGCTTCTTCTGGATATTTACGATTAAATGCACGTACTTTTTCTAGTACACGTTGCCGCATATCAGAGTCATGGTTATCCCATGCCATAAAGTGTGCATCCATTAAGGCCTTCCTGCGGTCTAGAATTTCAGCTTGTGCAGTCATCATCTCGATATTAGCTTTTTGACGTTGAGCTAAACGCTCCGGAGTAAAGCCGATCATCTGAGTAATAGCTTCTTTAGGGGTTATATCGCCTACAAGCTCGTTGCCACGCAAGGTTGTAGCTCGGCCTTCAGCCATAAACCGGGCGCCCTTAAGGAAGTTCTTAATAGCTGCTGGGCTAGCCGTCTCAATAGCCCGCTCAAAATGCCCTTGATTAAATTGTTTAACTGCATCGGCAGTGCTCATTGCTAAACCGGCAGTAGGTCCTAGTGCGTTAAAGATAAAGTTCTGCATAGCAGTAACCTCATCATTACTCTTGCGTGCGTCTCTAAACCATAAATCATTTAAGGATAAGCGGTCGGCTACGTTAGCACCCAGGGTCTGAGATACTACACCACGGGAAATAGAATCGCCTACAAACCCGCCGAATGTATTTGAACACCAGTTCTTAAACCAGTTATCAAAATCCCAATCGTCATCATCGTCACCAAATGCAGCATGCATTGCATTCATAATGCCTGATACCATCCACCACATAGGCAGACCAGTAGCTCCAGCAAATACCGCAGTCATACCTAACGTACCAGCAAGGCGCTCTCTAGCCTCACGTTTTGCGTCTTTAATAAAATCATTTGTAGCTTTATTAAGTTCTTCTTCGGTAAGCGGGGGTTGCCCAGTCTTATTTTCTCTGTGGTCCGCAAGAATAGTTTGACGAATATCCATCAGCTCGTTAAGTATCTCTTGGTCTTTTTGAGATAGCTTGGAGTTATTATTCATTGCTTCATTACGTTTAGCAATCAACTCTTGTATAGGGGGGTAGTTACGACCAATTGATTCATAAGCACTACGTGCCAACAAGTATGTCATTTGCTGGGAAAACTGCTTGAACTGCAGGATAACCTTGAGCGCAGGATGCTGGAAATATCTAGGCTTGTTCAGTGTTGAGTAGTCAAACATGGACTTATAGGTCAAGTCTTTAGCAGTTTCAATTGCTTTTTTCTGTGCAGCGGCTTCGGTGTAGCCACTTGCTAGGTTCTTTTCAAACGCTAGCTTATATGCAGACATAGCTACAATTTCACGGTTAGCACGTTCTGTTACGTGGAACGGAAAGCTTACCCAACCCATTACTTTTTGCATACGTGCTTTGTACAGGGTAGATGGGGTTTCTGCCAGGCCGACAATATCATGTGGCAATGTAACATCAAGTACACCATCGGCTACAAACTTATCGTATGCTTCACGCTCTAGCTTGCTTAAAATATTTTCGTTGTTAGACAAGGAGAAGAAGTTTAGGTTACCTTGCTCATCACGCACGCCAGAACGTACAAACTTAGTGCCGTAGTCTTTCATAGCGGACATAGTTTTAATACCGCCGAACTTAGCGGATATAACAGGGAAGCCCACTGCAGGAACGCCGAGCATGTTGGTAATAGCTGAAGCTGGAGAAGTCATGTACCAGATAAAAGATGCGCCGGACAAGAAGCCAGTAATGCCACCAGTATCGGGTGGGTTCATAATAAGGCTATGGCGAGCGCTTAATTCTTTTACGTAGTCTTTATCTACCTTACCTTCTTCGCCGCCTTTATCAAAAGCAAACTGTTTAGC